TGCAAGCAAATTCTTTATTCATAAAGTAGTTCTTGGTGTTACAACTGCGGCTGCTAGTGACGCTAATTCATTAGCTAATTTACAATTAAGTGCAACTTCAGGTACAGCAACTAACACTGCTATATCTTCAGGTACAGAAATTGTAGGTGCTGGTGTTGCGTCTTTTAATCCAAGAATTTCTGCTACTGATTCTGTTACTGAGATAGACATTGATCTTGATGCCACTGCTGGCACTTATCATGTGTTTGCACCTAATATAAGTGCAGCTATAGCAAGTAAATATCTGTATATGGGTGCAGGTTCTACTTGTGATACAGCCTTAACAGCTTTTAGAGGAACTCTCGAAATAGAGTACTCAGTTTATTAATCATAGGGGGGAGAAATCCCCCTTTTAAATAAGGAGATGTAAATGGCTGATGCGGTAACAAGTCAAACGATACAAGATGGTGTCAAGAATGTTGTAATGAAGTTCACCAATATTAGTGATGGTTCTGGAGAAAGTGCCGTTGCTAAAGTTGATGTGAGTGCTTTGAGTGCAGGACCAAATGGAGAAACTTGTACAGGTGTGACCATAGAAAAAATATGGTGGCAGTGTATAGGTATGAAAGTTAGTATATTTTTTGATGCTACTTCAAATGTTTTTGTGATGCAGTTAGGTGAAAATCAATCTGGTCATCACGATTATTCAGCGTTTGGTGGTCTACCAAATAACGCTGGCAGTGGTAAAACAGGAGATATACTGTTTACAACAGTTGGTCATTCTAGTGCTGATACTTACAGCATAATACTATCTATGCGTAAAAATTATGGTTAATTAGATGGCTAGGAAACGAGACAAACAGCCACCTAAAACAAAAAAATACTTTCGATCCACTAAAAGTGGAGCAGGTATGACTAAGGCTGGTGTTGCTCGTTATAGAAGAGATAACCCTGGATCTAAATTAAAAACAGCAGTTACTGGTAAAGTAAAAAAAGGTAGTAAAGCTGCAAATAGACGTAAATCATATTGTGCTAGAAGTGCAGGACAAATGAAAAAGTTTCCAAAAGCCGCAAAAAATCCTAATAGTAGATTAAGAAAAGCAAGAAGAAGATGGAGATGTTAAATGGCAATGGGTCGTGCTCAAATGAGTAAACAAATTTCAAAACCACCTCAAAATAAAAAAAACATGGATATGCCGAGAGGTCTTACCTATTTTAGAAAAGGTGGTGCGGCATCTAGGAAATCAAAAGGTAGTAAGATATGTCCTGCTGGTAAGGCTTGGGCTAAAAGAACTTTTGATACATATCCATCAGCATATGCTAATATGGCTGCTTCTAAATATTGTAAAGACCCCAATTATGCTAAAGGGTCGAAGGGAAAGAAGAAGAAGTAATGGGTGCTCTTAAAGATTGGGTAAAACAAGATTGGGTTCGCATAGGCACTGATGGTAAAATCAAGGGCAAGTGTGGTACGTCTAAAGACAAGAAGAACCCAGATAGATGTTTACCAAGAAGTAAAGCAAGTAGTTTATCCAAATCAGAAAGAGCAAAGACTGCTAGAAAAAAGAAAGCTGCAGGAAGAAAAGGAAAAACAGTCGTAGCCAATACGCAAAAGGCGAAAGTTCGTAATATGAATAATGGTGGTGCAGTTTCTACTACAAAACCTAAACGTAAGTTTAATGGAAAGAATATTCCTGGTACAGCCGTAGCAAGAGGTTGTGGTGCAATTATGGCTGATAAAAGAAAAAGAACAAAAGGTGCAGTAACGCAATCTTAGATTGGAGATAAAATATGGCTACTTCCGCATCAACTAATTTTGAACTAGATGTATCTGACTACATAGAAGAGGCTTATGAGCGTTGTGGTTTAGAAACCAGAACAGGCTATGATCTTAAAAGTGCTAAGAGAAGTTTAAATCTTATGCTTTTAGAGTGGGCTAATAGGGGTCTAAACCAATGGACTATAGCACAAAGAACACAAACTGTTACTGCTAGTGATGGCGAATACTCTTTAGGAACTGATCTTATAGATATTCTATCTTTAGCAGTTTTGAGAGATTCGACATATTATTCTTTAGAAAGAATAAGTCGTGACTCTTATCTCGCTATTCCGAACAAATCTCAAACAGGTAGACCAACACAATTCTTTTTGGATAGACAGTTAACACCTAACTTAAAAATATGGCCTCTACCTGAAAACAGTACAGATGTTTTGTATTATGATGCACTAACACGCATGGATGATGCTGATGCTTATACTAATACTCTTGAGATACCTTTTCGATTTTACCCATGTTTAGCTGCTGGTTTAGCTTATTACATAGCGATAAAGAAAGCACCAGATAGAATACAACTTTTAAAAGCAGCTTATGAAGAAGAATTTGAAAGAGCTATGTCAGAGGATAGAGATAGGTCTTCATTTAATGTGTCACCACAATTGAGGTTTTATAACATTGTCTAGGTTTGCAACAGGAAAACACGCATATGGTATATCAGATCGTTCTGGGTTTAGATATAGATTGCGAGATATGCGTAAAGAGTGGAATGGATCTCTTGTAGGAAAAGATGAATTTGAAGCTAAACATCCCCAATTAACACCGATGTTAAAGGTAGTAGACCCTCAAGCATTAAGAAATGCAAGGCCAAATACGGATGTAGAAACATCAGGTTTTGTTGTTTATACAAATGTTGGTGATGGTATATTGGGTAAATTATTAACGTCAAATTTAGAAGCAACAACGGCATTAGGAACAGTAACGGTGACAACATCATGAGTTTTACATACGCAACTTTAAAAACAGCAATACAGAATTACACAGATAATACGGAAACTACGTTTGTATCTACTTTAAATACATTTATAAAAACAACAGAAGAACGTATTTTAAAGTCTGTAGACCTAGAATATTTTAGAAAAAATGCGACAACATCTATGACTTCTGGTACTCAGTATCTTGCAGTGCCTTCTGATTTTTTATCTTCATTTAGTATGTCAATTGTAAATTCAAGTTCTAAAGAATTTTTATTACAAAAAGATGTAAATTTTATACAAGAATTTAATCCAAATTCCTCAACTACAGGAACCCCTCGTTACTACTCAAGATTTGATAACAATAATTTTATTATTTCTCCTACTCCAAACGCATCATATGTAACAGAACTTCACTATTATTATAGACCAACAAGTTTAACGGAGGGAAGTGATAGTGGCACAACCTGGTTAAGTACAAATGCACCAAACACTTTGTTATATGGTTCTTTGTTTGAAGCTTATGTTTTTATGAAAGGTGAACAAGATATTTTAGCAATGTATGATAAAAGATTTACAGAGTCATTATCAAGATTAAAAGATTATGGCGAAGCAAGAGAGAATACAGACGCATACAGAAGAGGATTACCAAATAGGCCAAGAACATGAGGGTAGCGATAGTTGGACTTGGAGGAAGCTATGCAGACTACATAGCTGCTCGAATAAGATCAGAAAAATTTGACGAAGTTTGGGGAATTAATTGTATTGGTGCAATAATTCATGTGGACAAGACGTTTATGATGGACCCTGTATCTCGTTTTTTAGATACGGATAACGCAGGACTGCAAACAGGCATAGCTAATGAATTTCTCAAAAATAACAAAAAACCTATTTACACTTGTCAAATGGATAAAAGAGTCAAAAATCTCAAACTATATCCACTCGAAGAGGTCATTAAATCTACCAATCTTTGTTATTTTAACAATACTGTACCTTATGCTATTGGTTATGCTATATATCGTAATGTCTCTTCCATTTGTCTTTATGGGATAGATTATACATATAAGGACAATATCTATATGGCAGAATCAGGCAGAGCTTGCACAGAGTTTTGGTGTGCTACGGCTGTTTCAAAGGGAATAAAAGTAGAGGTCGCTAATAGGTCTGGTTTGTTAGATACGAATGTACCTGATAGTGAGAAATTGTATGGGTATCACAGATTAGACGATCCTTTGGTTCAACAATTTAACGAACAAGGACTTTTAATTACAAAACAGTCTGAAGTTGCTCCACCAGAGCCTATAGACAATAAACCTATACTTTTTGGAAGACATGATATACAAAAACTAAACGGAGTTGATAATCATGTTTCAAATTAATGCAGCAGAGATAGGTAACGTAAAGGTAAATACCTCACAAAATGGGGGTTTTTCAAGCGATCAAATTGCTGATATGGCTACGGATAAAATAGTATATGTGGCAGATAACGCTCCTCCTGCTATACAAGAACAAGCTCGTGTTTTTGCAGATCGTGTAAGAAATCTACTTAGAGGATATGTTGATTTGGCAAAGAAAGAAGAACGTGCTACAATTATTCAAGTAATTGAACAAACTGGTAACAAAGAATTAGCAAATATCATAAGGAGGCTATAATGGCAATTACTCAAGCAATGTGTACATCTTTTAAGCAAGAATTGATGTTAGGCACACATAATTTTGCGACTAATGGCAACGCTTTTAAGCTTGCTTTATACGCAGAAGGTGGAGGAGGAAAATCTTCTACTACGGCTACACTTGGAGCCGCAACGACTGCATATACTACAACTGGCGAAGTGGCAAATAGCGGATCTTATACTGCTGGTGGAGGAGCTTTAACAAAAGTTGCACCGACTACTTCAGGAACAACAGCTCTTACTGATTTTTCAGATATAAGCTTTACAACGGCTACAATTACTGCAATGGGTGCGTTAATTTATAACGACACTAATAGTGATAAAGCCGTAGCGGTTCTGGATTTCACAAGTAACAAGACTTCTACTTCTGGCACATTTACTGTAACATTTCCAACAGCAGATGCTTCTAACGCTATAATAAGGATTGCATAATGGCTCATGTCGTTGCTGATCGTGTAAGAGAAACCACTACTACTACAGGCACAGGAACGTATACCCTTGCTGGAGCCGTAACTGGTTTTGAAACTTTTGGTTCTATTGGCAACACTAATACGACATATTATTGTTGTACTGACGGAACCAATTTTGAGGTTGGGGTAGGAACTTACGCTTCTAGTGGCACTACTTTAGCTAGGACTACAATTTTACAGTCTAGTAACAGTGATAGTGCCGTAAACTGGAGTGCTGGAACAAGGCAGATATTCTGTACGTTACCTGCTGAAAAGTCTGTTATTGAAGATGCAAGCAATAACGTAGCTATTGCAGGTGTTCTTACTTCTACAGGATTAACAATAGGCAGTGCGGCTATCACAGAAGCTGAATTAGAAATATTGGATGGAGCCAGTGTTACCACAACAGAATTAAATATTATTGATGGTGATACATCTGCTACGTCAACAACACTAGCAGATGCAGATAGATTAGTAGCAAATGATGCAGGAACAATGAAACAAGTAGCTTTAACAGATGTAAAAACGTATTTGACTAGTGCAGGGTTTACCTCAGACGATCCCACCGCACTTGCGATAGCTCTGGGCTGATATAGGAGTATGACATGGCTAATACCTTCAAAGTTGTAACATTTGCGGCAGAGCCAAACGCTGCTGGAACTCCATACACGGTGTATACTGCTGCAAGCAGTACCACTACAGTAGTAATTGGTCTGATACTTACAAACATACATACTTCTCAGGTTACAGCGGAAGTAGAACTTGTAAGTGATACAGGTAGTAGGGGTGGAGCAAACAACGTAACTAATGGCACATCGTTCTTAGCAAAAGATGTACCCATACCTGCTGGATCATCATTAGAATTATTGTCTGGAGGTAAAGTTATTCTGGAGACTACAGATGCTATTAGGATCGACTGTTCCGTAGCTGATAAACTGTCAGGAACCTTGAGTATTATGGAGATTACTTGATGCCTTATATTGGTAATGAACCAGCCGCAAACTTTCAAACACCTCCAGCCGTAGTCCGTTTTAGTGGTGATGGCTCCGATACCACCTTTGATCTTGGCAGAACTATAGGATCTGTGCAAGAGATATTAGTATCTGTAGATGGTGTTGTACAAGATAGTGCCGCATATACTGTACCAGATGGTCAGACGCTTACATTTACTGCGGCTCCGTCTAGTAACTCTGGTAACAATATATTTGTGTATTTTCTGGAGCTTGCAGGTGAGTCTGTAACTCCTGCCGCAGAAAACAAAGGTAATTTTAAACATGGTGGTATGTTTAGAACCAATGCACAGAGCATGACTATTGATACAACAATCACTGCAACAGAAAATGCAAATGCTACAGGAACACTAAGTATAGCATCAGGTGTGACGTTGACTATCGAAAGTGGTGGGAGGCTAGTGGTGCTATGAGTACGTTAAAAGTAGATACAATACAACATAGTGGCGGTACTACAGGTTTAACTATAGATTCTAGTGGAAGATTATTATTTCCTGCTCAAGTGCGTTGGTTAGCAAGAGGTGCAAATAATGCTTATGTTACAACCGCAAATATACCTTTGCCTACAGTAGATATTAATGTAGGAAGTGCGTATAACAATTCTACATATAAAATGACTGCTCCTGTAACTGGAGCTTACTTTTGTTTTGTAGGTCAGTATATGAGAGTTGACTCTGCTGAATCTGCAGAAGTTTTATTTCATAAAAATGATACTCAACAAAATTCATTAACTAGATTAACTCTCCATGCTGACAATTTAAATACTGGTGGAAAAGTAGAAGGGCTAACTTCTATGACACAAATAATAGAGTTATCTAGTGGTGATACGTTACACGTTGAATTTAACTCTTCAGGAAGTGGTTCGGCAGACTATTACAATGGTGCGGCTTATGGGCATTTTGGAGGTTATTTATTAGGATGAGTACACTTTTATTAAACACACTAACAGGCAAAACCTCCGCAGGGTCTATCGTGGTGACAGGCGAAGGTGGTTCTACAACTACGAATATGCAACAGGGATTATGTAAAGCATGGATAAACTTTACAGGTATAACTACTACTGCAGCTAGAGATTCATTTAATATGAGTATTCAGACAGATGTAGGTGCAGGACAAACGACATTAGCTATTACAAATGATATGGGGAATGCTAATTATAGTGGTTACTACTTTACAAGTGCGGCAACAGGAACGGCTTATAGTAACTTTGGTAACGCATTTACTGGTGGTTTTGGAAGTTTTGCAGCAGGTCAATGTAGTGTCAATGCTTACACTTCTACTAATTTTGACTCATATCAAAATCTAGTTGGATTATTCGGAGATTTAGCATAATGGTAGCACATGGAACAATAGCATTTGACACGCTTACAACGTCTGACCAAGTAAAAACTGGCACTGAGAAGTCACTAGATACAAGTTATATATTTAATGGTGTGGCTAAAGCGTGGACAAGTGACGAAACTTTAGCTTCAGATACAGCAGGAGTATGGACAGGTGACACGTTTAATGTCTCTTCTGTAACTCATTCAACCACTGGTCAGTGCTTAGTTAATTTTTCTAATAATTTTAATAATACTGGATTTGCATCACATGGCACACAGTCTGGTGTTTCAGTTAATGACATCGTGTCTACGAAAGAAAATAACACTACTACAGCAAGAGATGATGTGTATATTTACGATGGTTCTTATCGAGATGCTCCTTTCTGTCATACAGCATTTGGAGATTTAGCATGATAGAAACACCAGAGTTTCAAGGCACACACTTATGGGAGCGTCTATGTTGGGCAAAGGAAAAGCTAGAGCCTTACAGGAGCGAGTACTGCATAGTGTGGGAAGACCCTAATGAAATGGAAAATCCTGCTAAAGTTTCACACCCAGACCCAAATTGGATGGCTTGTGCATTACAGGGTGGCATACTACCACCAGTACAATCCTATTGGGAACTGAAGAAAGATGAAGCAAAGCCTGACTTTGTAAAACATACCAGAGGTCCAGAGCTTCTACACAATATGAAACCTATTGGTCCTATGACAGAAGAAGAAGCAATAGAGTATCTTATAATGAAGGACATACCTGAACACGTTTGGCGTGATTGGGATAAATCGAACAAACCCAAAATGGTGATTTGTAAGAAAGATCAGTTACCAGGAACTCGTGAATGGCGAAATGCTTGGCAAATTAGCGAGGATTTGGTTATAAACGAAGAAGCTGCATAAGGAGAATAACATGACAAAAACATATATTACAGACATGAAAGGCAACACGGCAGATGCCTCAAGTGTAACCAAACCCTCTGACCGACACTTTAGAGGAGCGTGGGTTCTGAACGGCAATGTCATAAGCGAGGACATGACAAAGGCAAAAGAGATCTTTAAAGACAAGATAAGAGAAGTTAGAAAGCCGTTGTTAGAAGCTGAAGATGTGACTTATATGAAGGCATTAGAGGCTGGAGATAGCTCTGCACAATCAGCTTGTGTAGCTAAGAAGAAAGCATTGAGAGATGCAACATCTACCTCTGCCATAGATGCCGCAGATACTATAGTTAAATTAAAAGCCGCTTGGGATGCAAGCACATTGGGTACTAGCCCTTACGCATAAGGATAATTGAATGGCATTAACACAGGTTATAGGACGAGGACTAGGTACTCAAACAACTCTAGCAGGTAGTAATACCTTAGTATTAGATACTGATGGTATTATGACCAAGCCATTACAACCTGCCTTTTCTGCTCATAAAAATGGTACAGACCAATCTAATATATCAACAGGTGCGCATACAACAATAACTTGGAGTACAGAAAGATTTGATGTTAATTCTGATTTTGCGTCAAACACTTTTACTGCACCTGTAACTGGTAAGTACAAACTTAATTTAAACTTAAGATTGGACAATGTAGATTCTGCCGCTAATTACTATGTTTTTAAAATTGTAACAAGCAACCAAGAGTATAGAACAATTTTTGACCCTG